AGACCGAAAAACAGGTCAGAAAGTGGCTTGAGAAGCCTCACACCGATTCCGCAGAGTATAAACTTTGGGGTAACGGCGTGGCGCTCCCGTGCGTATTTTTCGTGCTTGCGGGCATTGTGTACTGTACACATAATAAGCCTTAAAAAATCGTATCATTTTCTACCGAAAAGATGTCGAAAATGACTGGATATATATCTGTTTTAGAGGTAATATGTGACTACCAAATAAAACAAAGGAGGTCATTTTTATGACAATTACAATCAACGCCCAAGGCACAGAACGCAAGCGCCTCGTAAACACCATCGCAGCTTGGCTCGGTGAGGATGTCCATTACTGTGGCGCACCTTCATTTGCCTACGAAATTGGACGCTTTACGGTAGAAAAAAGCGGAAGCCTTACCTTTAGCGACCTTATTGACAGCGAGGTGGTTGAACGCTTGCTCGAACACATCTACGATGAGGGATTTGACATCGACCAAAGCCACACCGATGAGGACACCGATAGCACCGAAAACGTTATCGGTGACCCCACGGGGATAAGCATTCAGCTTCCCGCTTCCGAGTTCACGGAAACGACCCTTGCAAACCTTCAAGCCATTATTGATGCCAAGGGCAATCTTATAAAGAAAGCCCTCCGCGCAGAGGCGCTTCCCATTAACCGCCTCGGTGACCGCATCGATTTTCCTTGGTTCCGTCCTTACGCCGACCATCAAGAGGTGCAAGCGTATATGCATTTCCTTACCGCACTTTGCGAAATGGCAAGAACGCAAAAACGCATCACCGCAAAGGAAAAAGAGGTGGACAACGAAAAATACGCATTCCGCTGCTTCTTACTCCGCCTTGGTTTTATAGGTGAGGAGTACAAATCGGAACGCAAAATTCTGCTCCGCAACCTTACAGGCTCGTCCGCATTCAAGAGTGGTGCAAAGGAGGATAAATAATATGTTCGGAGTTAGCAAAGAGACCCTTGAAAGGCTCCGCAAGGAGTATCCCGTAGGCTGCCGTGTGGAGCTTACTAAAATGAATGACCCATACAGAACCGACCTTGTCCCCGGCTCTCGTGGCACGGTTCAGTTTGTTGACGATGCAGGCTCGATTCACGTAAGATGGGACATCGGCTCGTCCCTTGCCGTAATTTACGGAGAGGATGCTTGCCGAAAGCTCGACAGTGTAACCATTATTTGCTACGGCGAAAGCAAGGTGTGGGACAGCCGTGCCGAGGCTATCAAGTTCTACCTTGAAGGAATGACCGCTTGCGAGGGCGCAGAGCGTGACCGCTATACCAATATTTATCTTGCCCTGCTTGAGGGCTGCGATGTTTGTAAGGATAGGTGCGACGATGATGAGTGATAAGGTTCGTGAACAGATTTTAGCCATCCGAGCAACGGGGCTTACCAATATGTTTGACACCATTATGGTTCAGCGGATTGCCAACGATATGAACTTCTACGAGCTTGTCATTTTTATTGAAGACCATCGCAAGGAATATGTCAATTTTATCCTTACGGGAAAGACGGAATGATGCCGTAAACTACACAATTTTTACCGCGTATATTTGTGTAATATATTATCGCAAAATGACTGGATATAAGTGTGATAGTATGGTAATATGTGTACAACAAAAGGAACGGAGGACATTCCAAATGACAACTTACAAAATTTTCAAAAACCAAGTAGCAAGCATCAAAACGCAAAACGACCTTATCGATGCCCACATCGCAATTTGCCAAGCCTACAGTGCTTATAAACTTACCCACGCACAGTTCGATGAGCTTTGCGCGGATATGAGAGCAAAAAGGCTTGAGAACAAGATTGCTTGGGGCGCAAGCATTTAAGGGGGTGGCAAGAATGGATAGATTCACAACGATGGAACACCTCGCACTTGAGACCAACCCCACCTACGGTGCCGTCATAAAATACGGCGACCGAGTTTTCCACACAGACCTCACTTGGAAAGGCGGATTCTCCGCTAGGGTTTACGAGTTTATCGATGACCCTGAAGAAACAGGACTCGGAGATATCGAGTGCCGACTGTCTTTGATAGCCGAGGCAAAGGAAGAATTCGAGGATAGCGGACACGCAATCGAATGGTGCTTTAAGCAGAGATAAGGAGAAAAACGATGAAAACGAACAGAATTTTTGCGGTTGGTGAAAAAGCCATCTTGGAGCTTGGTTTCCAAAAGACCCTTGATTACCCCGATGAGGCTTGGGTGCGCCTTTGTCAAAAGCACTACCCGGACGAGAAAATCACAAAGGTTGTAGACGCAAAAACGCATCACCTTTGCAAATACTGCGGCGGTATCGCAAAAGGCACCGATGACGATGTGCTTTGCCCCGCTTGCAGAGAGCTTTTCGGTCACGCATTTTTCAGCGAATTATAAGCCGAAATTAAATATTCCCTTGGGATAGAGCCGTGAGGCTCTGTTCCTCGTTACAGCCAATGGGCTGTTTTTTTATTACAAAAAAGGAGGTAGCCGTTATCGCAACGAAAAAATATAGACCTACAAAGTTCAAGGCGAAAGACTCACGATACGACCAAGAGGCTGCCGACTATGCCGTAAACTTTATAGAGTGCCTCTGCCATACCAAAGGCACATGGGCGGGTAAGCCGTTTAAGCTACTTGATTGGCAAGAACAGATTATCCGTGACCTTTTCGGCATTCTGAAGCCCAACGGCTACAGACAGTTCAACACCGCCTACATCGAAATACCGAAGAAAATGGGCAAATCCGAGCTTGCGGCAGCGGTTGCCCTTTTATTATGCTGTGGCGACGGTGAGGAACGAGCAGAAGTGTACGGCTGTGCTGCAGACCGTCAGCAAGCCTCGATTGTTTTTGAGGTGGCGGCAGATATGGTGCGTATGTGTCCCGCGCTTGCAAAACGAGTAAAAATACTAACGGCGGCAAAGCGCATACAGTTCTTGCCGACAAACAGTTTTTATCAAGTTTTGTCTGCGGAAGCATACTCCAAGCACGGCTTTAATATCCACGGTGTTGTGTTCGACGAGCTTCACACCCAACCGAACCGCAAGCTCTTTGATGTTATGACCAAGGGTTCGGGCGACGCTCGTATGCAACCCTTATATTTTCTTATCACTACGGCGGGAACGGACACCAAGTCCATATGCTATGAAACCCACCAAAAGGCAAAGGACATCCTTGAGGGCAGAAAAATTGACCCTACATTTTATCCAGTTATTTATGGCGCAGATGAAAATGACGACTGGACAGATCCAAAAGTGTGGAAAAAAGCCAATCCCTCTCTTGGAGTGACGGTAGCGGTGGAAAAAGTCCGTGCGGCTTGTGAGTCCGCAAAGCAGAACCCGGCAGAGGAAAACTCGTTCAGGCAACTTCGCCTTAATCAATGGGTCAAGCAAGCAGTGCGTTGGATGCCTATGGAAAAGTGGGACAAGTGCGCCTTTGCTACTGACCTTGACGAACTCGAAGGGCGTGTGTGCTATGGCGGACTTGACCTTTCATCCACAACAGATATTACAGCCTTCGTGCTTGTATTTCCGCCTACCGATGAAGATGACCGCTATGTGGTTTTACCTTATTTTTGGATTCCCGAGGACTGCCTTGAGCTTCGTGTTCGGCGCGACCACGTGCCATATGACCTTTGGGAGCATCAAGAATATTTGCAAACCACCGAAGGCAACGTTATCCACTACGGATACATCGAGAAATTTATAGAAAGGCTCGGAGAGAAATATAACATTCGTGAAATTGCCTTTGACCGATGGGGTGCAGTGCAGATGGTTCAAAACCTTGAAGGTATGGGCTTTACTGTTGTTCCCTTTGGGCAGGGCTTCAAGGATATGAGTCCACCTACCAAGGAGCTAATGAATCTCGTGTTAGGCGAAAAAATCGCCCACGGCGGGCATCCCGTCTTGCGGTGGATGATGGATAACATTTATATACGAACCGACCCTGCGGGCAATATAAAGCCCGACAAGGAAAAGTCTACGGAAAAGATAGACGGAGCCGTTGCAACAATTATGGCGCTTGACCGCGCAATCCGTTGTGGCAACGATGCAAGTGCTAGCGTCTACGATAATCGAGGGCTTTTATTTATTTGAGGAGGACTATGGAAAAACCAATCAAACACGTCGTTTCTCTGTCCGGGGGCAAGGACTCCACGGCAATGCTACTCCGTATGATTGAGGAAGGCAGACCCGTGGATATTATCCTTTTTTGCGACACGGGGCTAGAGTTCGATGCGATGTACCGACACATCGATAAACTTGAAAAATATATCGGCAAGCCTATCACATGGCTGAAATCTGATAAAGATTTCGAGTACCTTTTGCTTGAGCATATGCCGAAACGCAAGAACCCAGAGCTTGTCGGTCGCAAGGGTTATAGTTGGAGCGGTC